ACTTAAAGTGTATGATTTCATAGAACAAATACCGGAGGATATTATATATCAAACAGAAGACGAATCACATGGGAAAGAAACTTGGCCCCATATAACAATATTATATGGATTGGAAGACGGTAATTGCGAAGAAGCTGAGAAAGTCGTGAAGGCGTTTGATGGAAAGATAAAAGCCACGTTGGGAAAAATCACAAAATTTGAAAATGAAGAATTTGACGTTCTGAAGATAGATGTCACCAGCGAAGGTTTAATGAAATTAAACGCGGAACTTAAAAAATTGCCGAATGAAAACAAATATCCGAACTATCACGCTCATGTCACGCTTGCGTATGTGAAGAAAGGGAAAGGTGATGAATTTGTGGACAGAGATGAATTCGATGGACTGGAAATCGAAATAGACAAAATAATATACTCAGATTCCGATAGGAATCATACTCGGATACTGGAAGAAAACGGTGGATATGAAGGACAAGGAGTTGCTTCTGGTTGGGCTGCTACATTCAATGGACCCGCTCAAAATATGAATAAATTTGCGGGGAACACACACTTGTTCAAGAAAAACGGAAAAAATATTATAGGACCATCCGGAGGAAATAGATATTCCGCAATGAACGGAAATACTATATTAAGTTCTGCTCCATATGAAACCTTGCAAGACGCAGATTTAGACGCGGAAGGGTTGGATAGAGATGAACTATTCACTGGAATCAGATACGAGTTAAAACAACAACTCCAGCCAAATAAAGAACTGGCGAGAGAAATAGCAATACATAACCTAAAAGAAGATCCGAAATACTACTCTTCTTTACAAATGACTATGCCTGACAAAAAAATAACACACGAAGAAAAAGTTAAACAAGTGGGAAACATCATAAACGAAATGATGTCATCCAGAAATTCAAATTCATCTGCAGTAAACAGTAAAGCGAATGCAATTGTTCAAGCCGGAATAAAAGAGAGAACTTCGGGTAGAGGAATCGAATCAATTTCGAATATAATGCGAGACATGATAAAAGAAAAAGGAAAATAATATGGAACACAACGACTACGATAAATTAGAATATAAAGACTTCTTTCCGGACCTCACCAAAGAATTTCCAAGAGGAGAAAATAAATTCAACAAAAATGAGTTACAAAAAGGGACGGAGGAAGAACACGAACATACCGACGATGATCGATTGGCTGTAAAAATAGCCAAAGACCATCTAGGTGAAGATCCGGAATATTATACACATTTGGAAAAATGCAAACAATCCGAGAAACCAGAGGGTTTAATGTCCCTTGTGACGATGAATGTGTCAAATCAGGTCAATGAACCTGTATATGAAAAATCTGCGTCTGGTCCACATATCACCGGTGATATAGATGGAACCCCCGTAAATAAAAAAATTTCATCGAGCGTCGTGTCTGAAGGCGGATCGACAATTAAAAATCCGAAAACAAATGAAGTGTATTTTAAGTTTAACGATAGCAAACCTATTAAAATAGCAAATTTAGACGAAAACGAAAGCTTTGTCCTTACGATAAATAAAGGCAATAACATTGAGTTTTACGACTATAACGATAAAAATAAAATGAAAATTTACGTTAAATAAAAAAATTAAATTATGAAAACAGACTGGAGAAAATACAGAAAATCAACACACCTTGCAAGTGCCGACTTAGACGCAATGGAAACGGACGGACTGCCTTTGATATTTACGATTAAAAACGTAAAATATGAAATAGGCGTCGATGTATCAGGAACTAAACAAGACGGTATCTTTTGTTATTTTATCGAAGCAGTTAAACCTTTAAAGCTAAACTCAACTAATAATAAGATATTAGCTGGATTTGCTAAACAAGACGGATTGATAGGTAAAGAATGCCATGTGATAGAAAATTGGGCAGGTATGAAATTAGAGTTATATGTAGACCGCAATGTTAAAATGATGGGAGCTATAACTGACGGAATTAGAATAAAACCAATACGGCCAAAAGAAAAAGTAAAACCTAATTTTACCGAAGATAAGTTTGAAAGTGCTAAAAAAGCAAATGCAACTATTGAACAAATAGAAAAAAATTATATACTAACCGAAGAAATCAAAGTAAAATGGAACAATTACAACGTATAGATGAATGGTATAATGAACGTTTAGGTAAGTTTACAGCATCTGAAATTTATAAATTAATGGGCAAGCAGGGACTTGGTGAAACTGGAAAAACTTATGCTTTTGAAAAAGCTATTGAAGAACTTTTTGGAACTTTAGAAGAAAATTTTGTTTCTTACGATATGGAGCGAGGTATTGAATTGGAACCTTTAGCATTTAATAAGTTTAAAGAATTGAAATCTTTAGATTTTATAGAGGTTTCAAAGTGTGGTTTTATTGAATTAAATGAAAATGCAGGGGCAAGTCCTGATGGTTTAGTAGGCGAAAATGCTATTTTAGAAATTAAATGCCCAAGACCAAACACTTTTTTTAAATTAGTTGCTGAGGGTGAAATTGATAAAAAATACTTATATCAAATGCAAATGCAAATGATGGCTTCTAACAGAATTAAAGCGCATTTTTTCAACTATATTGTTTTTGAGGGTGTGGAATATTGGCACGAAATAATAATTAACCGTAATGAGTCTATTTGCGATTTAATATGGGACAGAATAATTGAAGCAGAAGAAATTAAAAAAGAGTATATAAACAAAATTAATAATAATAAACAATTTTAAAAACAAGAAGTTATGAGTTTAGAAGTAGAAGGAAAAGTTCATTTGATTGGGCAAACAGAAGTAGTTGGAAGTGCTGGAACTTTCAAAAAAAGAACTATTGTAATTGCAACCGACGAGCAATATATCCAATATATACCTATTGATTTTGTACAAGATAAGTGTGAAGTTTTAGACAAATATATTATTGGCCAGAAAGTAAAAGTTTCTATTAATACAAAAGAGACCCCCGAATCAGTTGATTGATATATAGTATTAGAATCTATTGCCCATACATCGGTGGCAGATACATGTATTACTTTTTTATATGAATCTGTTGGAACACCTACTTGAATAAACCCACTATTAGCAGTAGTGAAAAAGTCTATCCTAAATAGTTCATCTGTTGATCCACTTAAAACTATAGATGTAGATGTTGTTGTATCTCCAATCTTCTGCATCGCAGGGATTGTAAGTGTAACATCCCCTGAAATTGTTTTCTTTACTAAGAGAGTTGCCTTGCTTCCTACTGGCCTATTTAAAAAGTCAATAGTTATGTCATCGTAAGTGGCTACTAATAACCCAATATTATCATAAGAATCAGCCCAATCATATTCACTTGTGGCTGTACCCATTCCAGGGGTCTCATAGAATAACTGGATAATAGGAACCGTGTCTGTTTGTTGATCTTCAAATCCTACTAAACTATCGGTTAAATCTTGTACTAAAGTCCTATGGTCATCACTACCGATTCCTCCAATTTGACCCGTCCTATAAAGGCCATTTATTGAATCGTTAAACTTAGCTACTATTGCGTTTTTACTTAACCTCGTCATGCGAACTCATTTGAAAACTCGTTAGTATGCTCTCTTATCCTTGCCGGTGGTTCTATTGGATCTGGACCTCCTGGATCTCCTGGAAGATCTGGATTGCCCTCATCAACTATAGCCTCACCTTTTAATACCTCAATAATCTCAGCTTGCGAGTAGTTATTTTTGACATCGCAAGTTAACGATATTGGTAAAAATATCCTACCACTACGAACCTCGTAAATAGAATTCCTGAAAGACAAAATACCATCTCTTGTCTCAAAATCACCAGTTAATAAAATCCTATTTGATGAGTAGTGACTAGCCACCATCTTGGCTATAAACTTCTGCAATGTGTCACTTCCGGCACCGTCTCTAAATCCCCATTCATCGCTTAAAATAGCCCCGTTTACGTCACTAAGCCAAGCGTAGGATATGAATTTATAGTTAGAATCTAATCCGTCTACTGATGAAAGGCCAGCATGGTAAATTGTGTCTTCTAAAGTCGGCCTTACGTTCTGTCTAATCGTTTGAGTTGTGACTACTTCTTGCTTAGGTGGCCCAAGTTCAGGAAAGTAAGAAATTGTAACTTTATCTATTAAAATAGATTGAAGCCAACTTCCAGTACCTATAAACTGCTGGACATCGTAATCGTATGATGCGTCTGGT